AACGAGTTTACTAATGCAGTTGATGGTTTGATGATTGACTTGGTGGCAAAACGTGGTATTTACGATTACCTAATTGTGTGTGACCTCAGTAATAATACTCCTGCTCGTATTGACAGAAACGAACTATGGATGGATATTGCTATCGAGCCTGTAAAAGCTGTTGAGTTTATCTACATACCGGTGCGCATTAAGAATACTGGAGAATTGGCTTCTGGCCAAATTGCTAACTCATCGGCCGCGGCCTGATTAGAACATAAATAAACATATACAGGAGATTACACAATGGCTGTTTCATCACTAACTAGAATGACAGTGCCTTTGGCAAGCGATCAAAGCAACCCAAATCAAGGCCTGCTCATGCCAAAACTTAAATACCGCTTCCGAGTGGTATTTGAAAATCTTGGAGTAAGCACACCAAGAACCGAACTCACAAAACAAGTGATTGACTTTACACGACCATCAGTGACATTTGATGAGATTCCAATTGAAATTTACAACAGCCGCATGTATTTGGCCGGTAAACACACCTGGGAAATGGCCACAGTTAACTTGCGTGACGATGCATCTGGCGAAGTAAGTCGTTTGGTCGGTGAGCAATTGCAGAAACAAATGGACTTTATGGAACAAGCATCGGCCGCTGCCGGCAATGACTACAAGTTCTTGACACGTTGCGAAATTCTTGATGGTGGTAATGGTACATCAACACCTGTGGTACTTGAGACCTGGGAACTATATGGTTGCTATTTAAATCAAGTGAACTACAATGACTTGAACTATGGATCAAGTGAGGCAGTGACTGTCACAATGCAAATTAGATTTGATAATGCATTGCAAACTCCAATTGGCTCAGGCGTTGGTGCAACAGTTGCTCGACTAGCTGGGTCAGTAGTAACTGGCACAGGAAATGCTGGCTAATAATACTAAATGGCATTCGGACAAGATTTTCTCAAAGCTTTCTTTGGGAACGATTATGTAAGAGACTATACACATGCTTCAAAGGTCTTTAGATCTGCTGGCTATGAAAATTCGCCAAAGTTTAAATTCCTTTTTCATGTGTATTTCAACCTGAATACCACAGAAATACCACAACTTAATAATATTTTTTCCACACCCGATACATCAACTATCGGGCTGTTGGTTAAAACAATTGATCTCCCAAAATTTAAATTAGATACCGAAGTACTAAATCAGTACAATCGTAAACGAGTCGTACAGAAAAAAATTCAGTATGATCCAATATCAATAAAATTTCATGATGATGGCGGCGACCTAATCCGCACAATGTGGTACAACTATTATTCGTACTACTATAAAGATCCCAATCAGCCCTACCGTGGTCAGACCAACACAAATGGTAGCATTGGACAAAGTGCTACTCTCAGCAATGGGTTTGATTATAATTCTCGTGACATTTATGTCAACAATCGACAGGTCAATGACTGGGGCTACATTGGCGAAAGCTATTATGATAACACCACTGCCAGCGGTGGCAAGCCAGCTTTTTTCAAAGACATCAGTATATATGGATTTAATCAACACAAGTTTGTTGAGTATGTATTAATTAATCCCATGATATCCGAATGGTCACATGACACCTATGACTACAGTCAAGACAATGGTGTGATGGAAAATAATGTAAACATAACATACGAAACAGTAAAATATTATTCTGGCGCCATTGGCGGCGTTCGACCAGATACCAATGTACAGGGATTTGCGTCACCGAGTTATTATGACCAACAATCAAGTCCATTGAGTCGCCCGGGCGGAACTCGTAGTATAATTGGTCAAGGTGGTTTACTTGATGTTGGCATAGGTATAATTGATGACTTGCAAGCAGGTTCAGTAGCAGGAGTCATTGGCGCAGTACAAAAGGCTGGAACGGCGTATAACACTTATAAAAATACCAGTATTAGATCAGTTGCCACTGAAGAGGCAATTGGAGCAGTGCAAGGAGTGTTACGAGGAACCAGCCAGGGCAATGCATCTAGCTCTGCAATTAATTCGTTGATCCCGGCCAACTTTACACAAAATGCAGCCACTGCATTACAACGTCCAATATTCCCAACACCCAAGAAGTAAATCATGGGCACAGTAAATCAAATAAATGTCAATGTTGATCAAACAGTTAGAATTTTTGATCAGTTTTATAGATATGAAGTTGTTGTGCCGGTCAATGAGTACGATGCAGTCAACAGTTTTTTTGTTTCAATCTACAAAGATAAAGAAGCAGCCAGAAACTTTACCACATCACTGTTTTATATTTCTCAAGAAACCAATGTACCAGCGTTGACTCTATTGAATCAAATACAAGAGCAAAACTCGGTTGAGTTGACACTGACCATGACTTATTTTTTAAACGGAATCAGAAGCCCAAGCACATTGCTAGGCATTAATTCTGCCATCACTCCAAACTTGTTTACAGCACGTAATGTATTAGCATGAGCAATTTTGCACAAGGGGTGTATCAACTACAAAACCCCAAAAAGTATGTGGGCAAAGGTAATCCTAGATATCGATCAGGGTGGGAATGGAGTTTTTTTCAGTTTTGTGACAACAACAATGCAGTGCTTGAGTGGGCCAGCGAAGCAATTGCAATAAAATATCTTAATCCAGTCACTGGCAAAATGAGCAACTATATACCTGATGTATTTTTGCGTTATCAAACACGAAACGACAAAGTGTGTACTGAGCTAATAGAAATCAAACCCAAAAGTCAAAGCATGGTCACAGAACGAATGAAAGATCGAGATCGTGCCATTGTTGCCATAAACCATGCCAAGTGGGCCGCAGCTCAATCTTGGTGCAAACGTGCCGGAATAGTTTTTAGAGTAATCACTGAAGAACAGATGTTCCGCAACGGTGGCAAAAAGCGGTAAATACCGCATGACACGCAAACTCGAAGAACTGTTTAATATTTCATCAGACCATGGTGACATAGATTCGTCTGATGATCAATCCGGCGATGACATTGAAAAAAATCTACCCATACTTCCGGAAACACTGGCTGCAATTGATAAAATTGAGCAAGCCCTTCCTGCGGTTCGCGGACTAGAAGCCAGTGACAGTGAAATGGATAGTCTGGCCACCAAGGCCACAGAGAGTTTTGATAATCTCATGGATCTGGGTATGCAGGTAGATAGTAGATATGCCAGCGAAATATTTGCAGTGGCCAGCCAAATGCTGGGTCATGCCATTACTGCAAAAACTGCTAAAATGAATAAAAAGCTAAAGATGATCGACCTGCAATTAAAAAAAGCCAGATTAGATCAAGTAGAGGCTGGTGGCACAGCATTGCCCAATGCCGAGGGTCGTGTGTTGGATCGCAACGAGTTGTTGAAACATCTAACACAACTTGGCGCAGAAAAATCCAATAACGGTAAATAACACATTAGGACTGAATTTATGAAAACATTTGTGCAATACTTAACAGAAAGCGAAAAAACGTTTGACTATCGCATCAAGATTTGCGGCGATACTCCTCCAGACTTTGTAAAATCTTTGAAAGAAAAGTTAAAAAAGTTTGACCCAGTTAAGATTGGCGAACCTAAAAAAACGCCCATCCAATCTAAACTAATTGACTTTCCGGATTATCCAAATGAAGCAGTGACCATCATCGATGCTACATTTCGCTATCCAGCTACGCCTCCACAAATCCAACAAATAGTTCGCCTATTGGGATTTGATGTAAATCGAGTTTGCATCAATGACCTGCACTGGAGCGAAGGCATGGACAAAGAGTTGTTGGGAATAGCTGACCAGAAAGATTTGTTAACCACAGATTATCCAGCGCCAGATGCTGAACAAAAACAGTTGAAGAAAGATTATGCCGCGGATGCACACGACAAAGAAGTAGTGCGCAACTCCGCAGCCGGATCACGTTGGACTGTGGCTGGAGGCGTAACTCCGCCAGCTGAAACAACTAACGATTTGCCAATGGGAGTCAAGAGCCCAATGACAGCAGTCAAACGCCCACCCAAGCCAGCGACCGGCTTCCAAAAATAAGGAAAACATACAATGACATTTTTTTACGACTTAAACAAAAAGCTTGACAGTATTCGTGCCAAGCCTGAAACTACAAACCAGCAACTCAATGAGCGTGACATGAGCCGTGCTGCCAAAGGCTACGAAAAGTACGGCAAAGAAGGCATGGAAGCATTGGCCAAGGCTGGCCGAGAAGGCAAGGCGCTAGATCCAATCCGTGCCAAATACAACAAGTATGACGAAAGCATGGGACAGGCCGACGAGGGCAATGCGTTTTCGGGCGCAGTAGCAAAGGCCAAAGCTGACGGTATTCAACCTGGTGAAAAAGTCCAAGTCGGTGGAAAAGAATATCCGGTAAAAGAAGCGGCCAAATGGCGCGATGCCAAGTACAAAGACAAACTGTACACACAAGAACCTCCTGACTATGAAAACGATGATTACAGCATGGATGACTACTACAATGGTCCAAAACCAGATGACTATCCTGGCTCAAAGAATCTAAAAGGTGGTGGTGAATTTGATCACAACGATCCTTTACAAAAAGGACAAGGTATTGGCCGTAGCGGCATCAAGCACAACATACTAGATCGTGGGCCAAGAAAAGGAATGCCATCAAGAGACCAAATCACCAGTCTCAAAGGCAGTATTAAGGATGCACACGGAACACATGCACGACCCAATCTACCCGAAGCTGATGCACCAATGACACCTAAACAAAAGTCATTTGCCAAACTTGCGCCGCCAGCAGACAAAATTACTTTTGCCGACAAGATTGCCGGTGCCAAACAAGAAGTTGATGAAATGCTAGGTGATGTTGCTGCCGAAGCAATGAAAGGCGCCATTGGTAAAATGGGTGCCAACAGCCGCCAAGCCCAAACAACAATGAAGCACGTCAACGCCAGCAATGCTTCATCAAAAGTAAAATCCGCAATTGGAAAAGCATCAGCTGACATCAAGCCAGGTGCCAAGGGCTATACTGACAGAGCGGACGCACTCCGTGCTGCCGGCATTAAAGGTGCGCCAGGAGAAGTTGCAGAAGAAGATAACAGCCCGTTCACAGCACACAAGCGTCCACGTGCAGAACGACCTAAAGTTGGCAGTGTTGAACGTGGAGCATTACATGATATTGAACACACAGCAACTGGGCGTAAAGTAACACGCAGAGTTGATCCCAATACTGGACACAGTGTTGGTGCAGATGATGATGCGCCGGCGAGCGGAGAAAAACGCGGACGTGGCCGTCCAGCAGGCAAAGGTGCAGGCAAAAGTATTGGGGCTAAAGGTCCAAGCGGCACTTCAAAGTTAATGAAACGTGAAGGCGAGCATGATGTTGAAGATCAAGGCGAATACGATCAAGAAGGCGATATGGCCAAAGACGACATCAAAACCATTGTGCGTCATGCACAGGCCTTGAGCAAAGTCTTGGGCGACAACGACAATTTGCCAGAGTGGGTACAATCAAAGTTGGCCAAGATTGAAAGCATGATGATTTCTATCGATGAATACATGCAGAATCAAGCTGGGGATGATGAAGAAGAACCCATTGCTGAAAAAGCAACAAGCAAGAAGCAACAGAAATTTATGGGCATGGTTCACGCCGCACAAAAAGGTGAAAAGCCAGCAAGCAAAGAAGTTGGTAAAGTTGCCAAGAGCATGGGTAAAAAAGACGCAGAAGACTTTGCTAGTACCAAACACAAAGGTTTGCCAGAAAAGAAATCAAAGAAAAAAGAAGTTGACGAAACAACAGTTGCAGGATCGGTAGCAGTTGGTGGCAAAGCCCCCAGCGATCCAGGCGCACCCAAGAAGCAAAAAGCCGCAGGCGGTTCTATGCAATACGGTAAAGGTGTTTATGAGTCAGCAATTGCAGAAAGCTTTAATAAAAAATTAAGCAACCTACTCAATGAAGGCATGAGCATTAGCATGAATGTGGGCGAAGATGGTAAACAAAGTTTGACAGTAAATGCCACTGATGAAGATGCTGTGCAATTGGCACAACTACTTAAAATGGCTGGCCTGGGCGGCAACGGAGAATCGTGTTCTTCATGTGGCCAGGCATCGGGTGGATGCGATCAAGTTCACGAAGAGTTAGCCAACAGTCCATCACCCGAGTACAGCGACACCGATACCATGGTCAATACTTTAAGTGATGGTTTAAACGGTCGTAAGAGTACTGGACAGACAGTGGGAGCTCCATTCAACCGTCAGCCTGCTCGACAAGGCTCAATGTACGAATCCAACGAAAAGCGTCTTTGGGAATTGTACAACAGATACGACAGAACATGAAAACATTTCGAGATTATTTGTCAGAAACTGAAGATAGCCAACACTCGCCCAGTGTTGGTGATCCAGTTGGCATAGAAATTGGATTTGACAATCTAATAGAAACCTATGTAGTTGATGTGCTAGATGATGGCATTGTACTACAAGGCGATGATGCAACATTGAAGTTGCTAGAAGAGTCTGGTTGTGTGTTTGAGAGAATTGCTCGTTATGGCCCAGTGGGGAACAGCAACGGCCAGGGATGGACACGCACTGTAGGCGAAGACACATCATCATTTGGACATGAACTTGATTTAATTGGCAAACAAGCTGAGTTAGATCCAGTTGAGCCAGTGGGCGAAGCTGAGTATCAGGGACGTGAAGTATCACTGAACAAGCCCATGGCAGGCGATGTTAAAAAAAGCAAAGTCTACGTTAAAAATGCCAAGGGCAATGTTGTCAAAGTAAACTTTGGTGACCCCAACATGAAGATTAAAAAATCAAATCCTGCACGCCGCAGGAGTTTTAGAGCACGCCACAACTGCGAGAATCCTGGACCAAAAACCAGTGCTCGTTATTGGTCATGTCGCGCTTGGTAAAAGGAAAATAAAATGGCAAATGTTTACACATCACTGGGAAATACCACAGTATACACCGACAAGTTACAAATAGCTACCGCGGGCAATGCAGTCACATATCAAGCATACGCCGTGTCATTGGGGGGTGCAACCGCCGCGGGCAACATATACTCTGCCCCAATAACTATTCCTGCAAACACAGTGTTTGAAGTATACAGCGGTGCTGGCAACAAAGTCACAGTCACTGGCACACCATTTACTGCACTGGAATTAGGCACAGCAACATCTGCCACTCGCAGTGTGATACAGGCCTAATCAATGCGAGCACGTGAGTTTGTCAGTGCCGTGTTGTCAGAAACAACTGATGCTAAAATTTCCAAACGTCAGCAATACTCTACCCGTGGGTTGAATATTTTTTCAAAGAAGATAGACAGTTACGATAGACTGTATGATTTAAATCGGTTAATGATGGCTGTAGCCAGCAGTGATGGAATAAACCCAATAGAAATGAATGCCGAAAGTTGGGTAGGTAAACACAATACTGCACACCCCTACACCAAAGAAGAACAAGCCATGCTTAAATTAGCATACAAAGCTGCCGGTCTAGCGCATATAGATTTAAATAACGGTGATTTAGATAGTGAAGAAGCGCCTGGAGGCAACACTGTTAGTCCGGTTGTAAGTTTCAAAGGCTATCCAAGATGAGAGCCCGAGAGTTTATCACCGAGCAGGCTGCACAGTTGCCTTCTGAACAAGCTGATCCCATGCGTTATACCTATGTGGTTCCCGGACTCAGTGCCTCGGATCCATATCGCAATTATAGATTTGGTGTAGCCCTAGCTCGAGCAAGAAGCGAAGCAATAAAAGATGATGTAAACCCCGACATGCCTGCATGGCATGATGAAACTGCATTTGGTGAGCATGGTATTATTGCTGGCATGACGCCTGGCATTGATAAACTTATTGATGCCGCATTGACAATGACAAAAACGCCAGGCGGTAAACACATGGTGTCAAGTG